TCTTCAGTTTTATTAATAGAATCTAAAAGTCTAATATTAGAGTATTCTGTGTGATTATGTATATTAATATATTCCACTAATTATAATCCTCCATTCTGTTTGTTATTTTTTTACTGCTTTAATTATATTATATCATAGAATTAGAGTTTTGTCAACTATCGCTTTAATTCCATGTTGTGATAGTCTTTCTATTAGAATATTGTCAACATAATCACAATGTCTTTCAATGCCTATAAAATGTCTATTATTTAAAGCTGCCATTTTTAATGTGGTTCCTGAGCCTGCCATTGGATCTAACACAATATCATTTTCATTACTCCATGATAAAATATGATCTAAGGCAAGTTTTTCAGGAAAAATTGCAGGGTGTTTAAAAGCAATATCATCAGGAGTAGAATTAACTTTTCCTACTGCATATCTCCAAACATTAAATCTCATTCCAAATTCTCCATATGGAGCAGTTTGTTTTGCAGCAACTAATTCTCCTGTTTTTTGTCGTTTAAAGTTCGTTCCTCTACGGCTTTGTCCTGCATATTTATTAGGTCGATCTTTAATAGGATTAAAAGTTTTAGGTTTATTCTTAGATAAAATAAACATATACTCCCATGTTTGATGATATCTAACATTGCCAGGATTACTAAAGCCTGCTTTTTCATATATCATTGTATCATGCACTCTAAAACCACATTTTTCTTTAAAATATAATGCTTGTTTTAATGAAGTTAATGTTTCACTTCCATCTTTAGTTTGATCTCCTACAATCCATACTACAACTCCACCTGGTTTAGTTACTCTGTATAATTCTTGTGCTATATTAGAAAAATCTTCCCAGCTAAATCCTTTATTATCATAAGATCTCATTTCATTATAAGGAGGTGAAGTTACAGTTAAATCAATACTATCATTTGGAATGTTTGTTTTCATAGCTGCTGCCGCGTCTCCTACATATACTACATCTAGCTTCAAATTTACTCCTCCTTTTAAAACATATATTCATCTGCTTCCTCAACAATCTCATAGTTTTGTATAATTACTTGGTAAGTAAAATTATCTTTCCAAACATTCACATCACATCTACCAACTACATCAATTAACAAATCTTTATCTGTGAATTTATTAATTTCATCTGAAGAAGCATTGAATTTAATAAATATAATGTTTTTATATTCAAATTTAAAATGATTTTGCTTTTGTCCCATAATACTAAAATTATTGCTATTCACAGGAATGTTTTTAATTGCAATTAAAGGCTCTTCAAATCCTTTACCCCATAAGCTTCTAAATTTAGCAATTTCCTTTATAATATTAGGATTCAAGTCTTTAGCTTCAATAATTAAATCTACTATATAAGCATCTTCAATCTCTGCTACATCAGGAAAAATCTTATCTAAATTTTCTTTGAAAGTGTCAATATTATCATCTGAAATCATTGCTCCAAATGCACTTTGGTGACCTTCAGCGAATTCAAATAGTTCTGTTTTATTTAAATTATCTTTTAAATCTACAATTTCACTAAATCCATAATTACGACCACTGCCTGCATAATATTCATTACCTTGATCTACTAAGAATAATACAGGTCGTTTATAAATATTCGCTAATTGATTGGCAACTAATCCTGTTAAACTACGATTACTAATCACATCCATTTTAACAATGATAACAGATTCTTTATCTAATGATTCGTTTTCTATATCTTCTTGAACTACTTCTTGAATTTCATCTGTTAATTTCTTTTGCCTATTTTTGCAATTTAATGCACATCTTGTAGCTTGTTCTGCTAATGTTTCTTCATCATCTTTGGTGGCTCCTCTTTTTGTAGAAGATACCATTTTATCTCCTTCAATAAAAGCTTTAAAAATTCTTTCTTTTTCTTCTTTTTCCCCAACTCTGGTGACTGCATTAATAAGAGGGGATATATAAAATACAACACCAATAGGAGATAAAGCTTGTGAACCTAATGAATATTGTTGTTTTTGCACTAATTGTTTAAAGAAAATGTTTTTGATATTTTGTAGACCTTGAGTAATAATATATCTATTTTCCATAACTCTAACATCCATCATATCAGCTAAAATTCCTAATGCGACTAAATCTAAAAAATCCATAGCATAATTAGTATTATTAATAGAGTCTATGGCTTGACAAAATTTGAATACTATACCTGCACCTGATAATGATTTATTACTATATTTTTCAGATAATTGATTATTAATAACAATAGCATCAGAAGAATAATATTCAGCTTCATGATGGTCTAGCACTAAAACATCAATATTTTGTTCTTTTAATGCCTTATGTTTATCATATTCATTACTTGAGCTATCAGGGCAAATTACTAAATTAGGCTTGATTGCTTGCACTCTTGATAAATCAATACCATGACTTTTATCATTATGAACAATCCAATTTAAGTCTATATTATTATAACTTTTCTTTAAATAATTATATAAAACACTACTGGAAGTATATCCATCAACATCACTATCTACAATAATTAAAATTTTACTGTTTTGTTCAATGTGTTTAAATAATAAATCAATACCTTCTTGCATATTATCTAAATCAAAAGGATCGAGCAGATCTTCTTTTGCAGGTGATACAAATTTGACTATATCTGTAATATTTCTATTACTAAAGATAATATTTCTAATCTCAGAAGAAACAAAAGGATTGAATGATTTATGTTCTTCATTAAATAACTTGTATTTCATTGATTGCCTCCTTCATTATCCACCTATAGAACGTATTTCTACTTTATTTCGCATTAATTCTTCTAAAACATGTTTACCTTGATCTACTGGTGCATCTTTAAGATTAAGGTAATTATTTCTATCAACTAAAATATACGTTTTTACATAAGGTGAAAATTTCTTAGCTAAATTTCTTAAATCTCTAATAGATTGATTTTGACCATTATTTATAAAATCTTCCGTTTTATCAAACCCAATAATAATTTCATCTACATCTTTTAAAATTAATGCTTTTTGAAAATCAGATATTTTATCTCCACAAACCGCAATAGAAAAATTACGATTAGGGTAAAAACTTTCTACTTTTAAAACACTTTTTTCTCCTTCTACAATTAAAGCTTTTTTTAATCTTCTTATAGTAGATAAATTATGAGATAAACCATATAAATTACAGCTAATTGGATGGTTGTATATAATATTTTCTACTTTAACAGGCATATATTTTCTACCTTGTTGAACATCTTCTTCATTCAATGAGCGACCTCTTACTCCAATTAAATGACCTTTAATATCATAATGAGGTATAATAATTTTATTATTAAAAGTATCAAACTTAATATTAAACTTTTTCATAGCTTGTGGAGAAATGCCTTCATCTACCCATTTTTTATGATAGTATTGCTTGTAAATATCAAGAACATAAGGATTGTATTCAGGAATTTCAATCTTAGGAGTTTTTCTTACTCTATATTTGTTTAAGAAATCCCAATCATCAATCCTATGTTGAGGATTGCCTGTTTGAGGTTGATGTGTTGCATCATAACCTGTTAAATCCATTACATAAAATAAACTATCTTTAAATTCCCATTTATTATCTAAAATTACTTTATTACGAGTTACCAAATCAAAAATATCAAAGCTTTCTTTGCACTCTGTATAGCAATTAAATAATTTAGTATTATTGTAATAATATAATTTATAGCTTCCAGTATTATTCATATTATGACAAACTGTTTGAAAAACTAAATTATTTTGATGGTCTCTGTGAGGAGAACTACTCCCCAAAGAAGAAACAATATTAATAATATCTTGTTCAGTTAATTGTTTTTTTAGTTTATCTTTGTCTATCAGGGAGCTCCCCTCCCTCTTATTCTACTATTATTTCTAAAGATTGAACTGGAATTAAACTATAATCATTCCCAGTAACAAACAAATTTTTAACGCGGCAAGTACCTAAATCAACATAATTCCAAAGCTTAATATTAGAGAATTTACTTCTTCTATTTTTATAAATATGGAAAACTAAATTAGGTTGTTCTTGTAATTCAAAACCTTTATTAATAATGGGAGCTAAAGCATCTAAATCTTCTTTAGTGGGAGTTAAACCTATATATCCAAAATCAAGCTTATCAGCTAAAGCTTTAGCCCCTCTTAACACATTTTGATTTGCTGTTTTTTTATTCTCCCATTCACCACTTAATTGTGAAGCAGTATAAATAAAAACTCCTAACTCATTGCAAAGTTCTTTTAAATTAGAAGAAAACATATGTAGCATATTATCCTCTCTTAATCTCATTCCACGACTTTCTTTACCAACTTCTGCTAACATTCTTACAGTAGTATGGATATAATCAAAGAAAAAGTATCTGATTTTATACATTAAAAAATACTTCCTAATCAAATTTTCTACATCACTATAGCAAAAATTAGGCAAGTATTCTATATATAATTGACTTTTTTGCAACACCTTTGCCGCGTAGTCTACTCTTTCTTCTTCTTCTTTTGTGTAATTCCCATCTAGAATCTTATCTTCATCAACATTACTTAAAAAAGCTAAGATACATGTTTGGACTTCATCCATTTCTAGCTCTGTAGTAATAAATAATGCAGGTTCAATAACTCCATTAGGAATCCATTTGCCTATATCTGCACTCCATATTTCATTTGTAGCTAAATTGCATGCATCTCCTATGGCAAGCCTGGTTTTGCCTACAGCTGTAGGAAAACTTCTCATATATAATTTTTTCAATCGAGCACCGCGGCAAACCATGTTCATAATATCTCCCTTCATTGGTAAGCCAATCTCAGGATACTCTTTTAATGACTCTTTAAGTTCTTGGATGCCTTCTGCTGCATGAATTCCTTTATGATTTTGATTAATTAAGAATTTACTTTTAATTTCAATAATTTTTCTGTCAATTAATTCTGCTATATCTTCTAATGAATATTGATCAAAATCACTCTGCATTTGTTCTTGCTTTTGTAAATCTGTGATATTTTCATCATAGGCAATACTAATATCAATTCCTTGTTTTTGATATTCTCTTAACAAAGTAAACTTTTTAATTCTGTTATATACATAGTTAAAATTATCTAAATTAGCATTATCTACAGCTAATTGTAAGTATTCTATACCATCATTTTCTATAAATATTTTATGTTGTAAGGTATAAGCAGATAAATGATTATCAAGAATTAAATAATCTATATCACTAATACCTTCATTGTATAAATTGGAAATGGCGGCAAAAATGATCTTATGAAATTGTTCTGGAAAATCATCTTTAGTCAGTTTATATCTGCCAGTATCATCTAATAATTGGGGTTGTTTTAATAAACATCCAATCACTGCAAAAATTGCCCGCTTATCTGCTAACAAAAATTCACCCCCTATAATTCATTAATATCTATTACTCTATCATTATAATATTTTGGTTTTAATGTAGGATTTTTAATATGGATAGTTCTTTTTTTTGTAATATATTCTATGTCATTTAAATTAGTGTTAATTTTGCTTTTTTCCTCAAAGTATGCTCTTGCTTCATCTATTACATATGGCACAATACCAATACCACCATTAGCTTTAGCAGTAGAATTATTTTTTATATCATAAAAATAATACAAAGCATTATATATATCTTTATAGCTATATTGTTTTTTTAAGCAAAAGTTATTTAATTGACTTTTTACTTTGTAGTCAAGTTCTTTATGTAGTAATCTTTCTATATAATTAACTAATTTCTTTTTCTCTTGTTCTTTTTCATGAACTTTATTTAAGCATTTTTTATGCCAATATCTATTTTTTTGTTGTACAAATTCAACTTCTGTTCGCTTAAAATATTGTTCACAACCAGGACATTTCACAGGTCTGCTATTCTGTGACACAATATTTTCCTCCTTAGATAAAATAAATGGAGACTATTTTTAGCCTCCATTTATAATTATAAACTATATTTTATAAGTAATTATTGTTGTCTGATTTCTTCCAAGTCTTCAATGATTAATTCAATAATACCTATATTTTCTGCACGAGGGTCTAACTCACTAACACGTTTGCCTTTACCAATTCTATTCTCTATCGCCACTTGGATTTTACGTTTGTTAGTCTCATCCATAGCAATTAATTCATTGGTAATAGTTTTGAATTTTTCCATAATGTCATCATATGATGGCATTTCTGTAGTCATTATATCACTTTCTTCTTTATTGTCAACAACGCTACCTTGTAATTCTTGTTCCTGCTGTTCAATAGCATTGACAATAGCATCTACTAAATTATCATAGGTAAATTCAATATAACGTGGGGTATATGGGAACCTAGAACCTGCTTCAAATCTAATTGTAGCCCTCATATACAAATAGGTTTTTTCTTCCATAGTTCCTTCTTCTGAGCCAGTTACTCTAATAATACGAGCATATCCAATAATATCTACAAAGCGATTAACAATTTTTCTTGGAGTATTGGCAAGAGTAGGAGTAATTCTTTGAAATTCTTTTCCTTGCTCATCTGTAATTGTTCTGTCTTGCGCGTGGCTAATAAGAACAATGCCATATCCTAATTTTCTCAGTCTTTGTAAAATTTTATCAAATTCTTTTGATGCTTCCTGATAACCTTTACCATAAGGAATATCCCCTATAGAATCTACACCATGTAAAGAACAAATATAAGATTCCACAGAATCATAGGCAAGGTCAGCTGTATCTAAAACAAGTGTGTCATATTTAGCCCTTGCTTCGTCAGTTTCTAATTGTTTAGCAACTCTTAACATATCTGTCCAAGAGTCTAAAGGGGCAGCTAAAACCCCAGGTAATGCAGAGTAACCCTTTTCAAAAGCTAATAAAAGACTATTAGGGAAACGACTAGAAATAGTCGTTTTCCCCGTTTTTGGATCTCCATATAGCAAAATAGAATATCCTTTGAGGTCTCTGCTAACCTGATGTGGTTCTATATTTAAAATATCAATAGACATGCTTTCACCTCATTTAAATTATAATTTTATTTTGCTTAAAATGGAACGTCATCTGCCCCAAAATCTGTATTAGCTTTAGTAGCTTCAGCTTCTTTGCGTTCTTTTTCTGTTTTAAGATCAACTTCTCTTTGAACTAAAGCTTGCTTTACTAATGCTGTTTCAAATTTATCAGGATTTTGATCTTCATATGGCTTTTTACCTTTGGTAACAATTAGCTCTCTTTTAATGCGAGTAAAGGTTTCAATAATATCATCGCCAAATTCCATTTCTTCAGTTTTGCTTACTTTAACAACTTCATTATCTAAGACACCTGCTAATTTAACAGTGTCCCCAACACTATAATTAGATTGAACGTATTTAACACCATTGGGATCTTTTACGTAAAAATCTAATACGCTAATTCTACCACCATACATTGGAACTACACCTTTAATAATTAATCTGTCAGTAGGAACATCATCTTTTACTTCTTCTACAATAGATTGAACATATGTTTCTACTTGAAACACAGCTTTAGGTGCGAATTCTCCACTAACTTTATTAACAAAATTAGAACGAATTCTAAAGGTTGAAATAAGCTGTCCTGCCGCATTGTAAAATTCATTCGCTTCAATACGACCACCAGTAATCCTAATTTTGTCTGCATTTTCTCTTCCATGTTTTGCAGCTGATTGATAGGTATTTGCAACATTCTCTAATGATGCATAAATTCTATTTGGCTGCCCATCTTTCTTCATTTGAAAAGAGAAAAAGTTAACTGGCACAATATTATCAGGGGCAACTTCTACTAATAAATCACCACTAATATAATTCTTTCCTTCTCTACTAACCTTTGTTTCCAATTTGTTCTCAATTAGAATACCTTCTACTGTAACTTCATTTTGAGCTTCTCTTAATTCTTGTGTTGACATAGTTTAATATCCTCCAATTTATGTTTATTTTCTGTGTAACCAGATACTATTATTATATCATAAATTTAATAAAATGTCAAATATTAAATCGCAGATACTGCCATAGAAAAAAGATTGCAGTAATTAAACTGCAATCCTTTTCATGGAACTTATTATTTAAATCTCTTACTCAGCATCTTCAGATGGTGGAGTATAAGCGTCTGTATCTACTTCCCAACCTAAAGAAGTAAGGGTGATATGCTTACGCTTTTTACCTTCTTCTACTTCAACCGCTTTACTTGTGATGTATCCATCTTTAACAAGTTTGTTCATACGGCCTCTTACAGAGGGAATAGACATATCGCCAAATTCTGCAATTTCCTCTACAGTTACTTGACTATCATCGCCTTTGCTCTCCAATACCTTCTGAATTACTCCTAACAGTTCATTTCCTTTTGGTGTTAATGTTGACATTAATAATTCCTCCTTGTGATTTTATTATTTTTAATTTGGGATACAATACTTACGATATAACTACGTTGACTGTAACCCTCCTTTCTTCTCTTTTTTACTTTATTCTTCTCTCACTTGATATATATATTATAACATAAATCTGTGAGATTGTCAACTAAAATATTGTAGTTCTAAGCGAAAATTTTATCAAAATTACAATCTTTTATATTTAAATCTTCTCTAAATTTAATAAACTTTGGTTCTCTCAATTTAAAGTCAGTTGTTGTTTCCATTGCTTTTACTTCCATAGGTTTCCCTATAAAATTTTCAGGTGCTTTTTTAATTTGTTCTAATATACTTTCTGTAAGACCACTAGAAACACTTCCTATATGTATTAATTTATCACCTTTATATACTCCCATATTAATAGAGCCAATCCATCTATTATTATATGATTTAGTAACAGGTAAGTTATCTTCCCAATATCCCCAAGTTTCAAGCTCTTTACCAGTATAATTTTTATTTGGTGGATTAAAACTTATTGCAACTACATCATGACTATCTTCTGGTTTAAATTTAATCCAACTCCACGCTGGTCGCTTACTTGGATGATACTTTGAATCCATTTTCTTTAAGATAATGCCTTCATATCCTTCTTGCCATGCTGTAGTTAAATAATTTTCTATATTAGTCATTATTGGTTCAGCTAATAAAATATGTTTAGCGTCAAGTGGAACTAAATGACTTAATATTTCTATTCTATCTATAGCGTTGTAATCTAATAATGATTTATTATCTAACACTAAGATATCATGTAAATAAGCTTGTAATTTACCTTGTTTTTCTTGTCTTTCGACAGCTTTAGCCGCGAGACACCCAGTAATAGAAGTTACATCTTTAGACTTACCACCATGTTTAAATAACTCTAATGCTATTGCAGTTCCAGGTTTAAATATTGTTTTAAGTGATTCAATTAAATGTGGAACTCTATCAGCTTTATTTACTAATAAACCATTTTTTACACTTACAGTTCTAGAAAATAAATAAGTATTACCTTTAGGTGTATATTCAAAAACATAACAAGAACCGTCTATTTTAACTTCTGCAAAATATTCACCATTAGACATTACTTCTTTTGCTTTCTCTTGTTTGTTTTTAGGTAACTTCCATGCTAACATAGGTGGTATCATATAAGCATCAGGAAATTCAGCTTCAATTTTTTCTTTATCAAAATAATTGAACATTTATTCTTCAACCTCCCAAAACTCTGGCATTTCTGCTTCTATTGCTAAACAATACTCTTCACCTTCAGAATCATCAGTGTTATAATAACAAACTACTTCATGATACATACCAAACTCATGATGAAAAGTTTTCATTTGTAGTGAAGTGTTTTGTGGTGGTTGACCAAATTGTTTTTTTAGTTGTTTAATAAATCTTTTACATTCTTTTGTGCTTTTTTCTAAATAATCTTGTTCACCTACTTGTGCACAAGGTTCGCCTGCTGGCACTGGTCCTATAGTAATATAATCTCTCATTATTTTATTTACTCCTTTCTTTCACTATATATATTATAACATGATTTTTGGAACTTGTCAAGAGAAATTTTTAAATTGTTAAAAGCTCTTTTGTGCAATCATGTAGGTTGTTATCAACCCAAGCTCTTCTGATAATTTCATCACATTGTTCACAATAAGTAAATACATTATCAAAACAACTATCACAATATAACTCTGAATCTATATGGTGTAAAGTATCTCTATGAAAATGATTCCCACAAGTGCAACAATATTCTAAAGGATTACAATGATTACATTCTATAGACTTATGACAGCTAATATAATATTCCCCACATATAGGGCAATAAGGTAGATTACCAACTATTACTTCTTGTTCAGGAGCTTCATCTTGAGCTACAATGCGAAGATAATCATTTTCATACTTTCCATTTTTCTTTCTAACAAATAAGTCATTAAAATGTAAGGTTTCTAACCCATGAAAATTATAATCACTAACATAATCTGTCATTTTAATGTTTGTGGTTTCATATTCTAATATATTTAAATTAGTATTATATATCTTTTGAAACATATGATATATAGCTTCTTGTATTAAATTATGTTCAAAAGGATATTGTGAATTAAAAACTATATAAGGAAAATCAGGATCAATATGAATTAACTGTCTCCATTTTTTATTAGAGGCAATTACATCATTAATAATATAAGGTTTTTTGTTAGATTCTAAATAACAAACAATTGTGCTTGCATCTGTTAATAAGCTTAATATACCACCTTTAAATTCTCCTAATAAAGAATGACAAGATGACCATTTATTAGCATTATCTCCCATAGTTAAAAAATCAATAGGATCAATGCTAATGCATAAGTTACCATTTAAATTTAATGTTTGAAGAAAATTGCCATAAATACGATCTATATATTTAAATTCTTTATCATCATTTAATATTTTTCTAAAGATTTTAGTTAATTTCATACCTTGGGGATAAGTTTTATTATCAATAGTCGTAGTTTTTTGTAAGTAATTAGTTACTAAACTTTTTTTATCTATTTGATTTAAAATGTTTTGATATTGTTTAGTAAATAAAAAGAATTTATCTTCAGCATATTCAATTTGTTCTTCTGTTGGATTAGATTTAAATGGTTGTTTTATTACTAATTGATTATTAAATAGTTTATAAATACCTTTTTTATTCTCTTGCCATTGTTGTAAAATTGGATTAACATTTATTTGATTAATTAGTTGTTGGTTAATTGCATGTTTTTCTAATATTTTAGCAAAGTTTGTTATCATATCTTTGTGTAAAGGTATAATAAAAATCTCCTCCTTTTAATCAATAAGAAAACCTTTCTTTTTTTTACAAAGAAAGGCTTAAATTTATATTTTATAATGCTATAATTAAAGCAAAAAGAACACATGAAGCTCCAATCAAAAATACTAATCCCATTTTCTTTTTTAATTGTTGTATTTCTTCTGCCATTTTTTCATGAGATACTCTATATTGATGTAATAAAATACCTGTATTCTTTAATTCTTGTCTTAATTGTAGAATTTCATTGTCTGCATCCTTCAACATTTGATTAATAGAATCAAATTGTTCAGGTTTTAATGAATATAAATTATTCTTATCATCATTCCAAGATTTTAATTTTCTATGATACATATATTTTTCTCCTTATAAAGTAATGGTGGAGCTGATCGGAATCGAACCGATGTCTACCCTAACTTTCTAAAAATATTGTTTTAAAACAAATAAACAAACGCCTTTTTCCGCATTAAATCATATGTTTGTATTTATGAGCTCAAAAACTTACCCAAACATAGGTGTTTTATTTCGCACTTAGTTATATAAGCCTAAGCAGCTTGTAAGTAAGAGTTGTTAGTTATTAAAATAAATAATCAATATTTTTATACTTATTAAGGTATCGAAGCCATTTCAGCCCCACGTTTCATATAGGGATATGGATTTTTTGGGATATTATTATATCTAACTTCATAATGTAAATGAATACCTGTTGCACTTCCAGTGTCACCAATGCGACCAATTCTATCTTCACGTTGAACTTTATCTCCTACAGAAACAAAAAATTCAGATAAATGTGCGTAATAAGTTTGATAACCATAACCATGATCTATAATAATTAGTTTACCATAACTTCCTCTCCACCCTGCAAAAATTACTTCACCATCACCAGTTGAAACAATAGAAGAATGAACTGAACCTAAGATATCAACACCTGTGTGGAATTGTAATCCATCTGCGTAAGGAATATTTCTTGTTCCAAAAGGTGATGAAATTCTTCCTGTGATAGGCCAGCCTATAGGTTTACTATATATTTTATCTAAATAGTCATAAATATAAAGTAATTCACCATAAACTGTAGGGTATAACATTTCGATATAATGTATATTAATCATGCTTTCATTTAATAACCCATTAGAAAATTCATAAATATTTATATTATTTTCTTCTCTTGTGATTTCTTCTAAATCTAAATCAACTTGTTCTTTAACTTTATTTAAAATTGATTCTATTTCATTTAACTCTTCTCTCATAGCTTTAGTTTCACCACTAATAATATTAATTTCTTCTTCTTGAATTCTATTGACTGTTTCTAATTTTATGATCTCATATGTTTGTGATTTAAATTCACTATAATAGCTATATAAATATAAAGATATAATTATTGTTGTTAATAACAATAATATTAAAAACTGCAAAATAAATAAAGGTAATTTTACAGTTTTATTGAAATTATTAAGCAAAATCACTTTTTATCTGTATCCATAGCTGCATACAAATCACTCCTATTTATTTAATTGAGTGAAAATAAGCTGTTGAGGTAATACTTTTCTGCAAAACCAACTAGTGTTAAAATAAATTGTATTTTTACCTTGATAAAACTCAACTCTACCATCAAAGATTAGAACTTCTAATTCTCCATTATATTTTTGATATATTTTACCTCTTGCTTTACCTTCTAAACTTGTAATAGGCAAGAGAAAACAGAATTTTTTATTAAGCTCATATACTCTTTGTAAAAATTCTGTTTTTAATGAGTAGGGCGGATTAGTAATAATTATATCATAATGCTCTTCTGGTTCATAGTCAAAGAAGTTTTTATTGTTATTAATATGGGATGTTAAAACCTCATTACCATGCTTTCTAAGAACTTCTGTAATTTTGCTATTGCCAAAATCAGTTGGTTCCCAAACTACCCAATCTTTGTTAATATATTTTAATAAAGGTTTTATAGCATATTCAGGAGTATATATTTCATCATTTTTAGGTTTTTTCATATAAGCAATCATGGCTTTTTTCATACTTTAATTTCTCCTTTATCTCTGTTGTATAAAGTATAATTAAAAATAATACCTAAATTTTTACCAGCTTCACGATTGCCTACAATAACATAATCATCAATAATTAGTTCTAAATTTTGTTCTTTTATTACAGGACTAAGTTTCGCGGCGAGACCTCTATTAATATATCCAACACTTTGTAATTCACCATTATGCTTTTCCACATAGATAGCAATTGCATTTTCATCATGAGGATTTTCAGGCTCTCTTTTTGCAATTAAGTTATCTAACATTTCATTCATACTATTAATGACATCTTGTCTTCCCTCATAAGTTACTCCTACAACTTTAGTTTTAGGCATAATATCCTCCTTTTATTCCTCTCTTTCAAAATCAAAATCCATCTCTTCTGTAATGTTAAACTCTTTTTTTAATTCTTCTTTTTTTTGCTTCATGTGTTCTGTATCTATTAGTTGACCTGTAAACATTTGCTTAGATTTTTCTTTTAAAATAGCTGCTTTGTATCCTAATTGTGACTTACAAATTGCCCAAGCTTCTTCTTCAGAATATCCTTTATCTGTCAGTTCTTTTACGCATCTGTCTAATTTAGGTGGCATTAATTACCCTCCCTTACAGTTAAAATTTTTGCATACACCAGGTCTTATGTTATATATCAAACATTGATTGCTATAAGGGCTAAGAAACATACATATTTTTTGATTGCCATGTTGTTTCCAATTTAATATTTTTACACCAGTGTTTCTAACTCTATAAAAATTACTTTTACATTGTTCAGATATAATTTGAACTTCTTCAGTAGTGATTGCTACTGTTTTTTCTGTGCAACATTTCGCACACTGTTTACATTTCATTTGTTAACCTCTTTGTATAAGATTGCAATGCAGAACATACCATTAAATCTTCTAATTCATTGCTTTGTTTTAAAAATTTAATTAAATTATTATAATTTTTCATTCTTTCTTTTTGAGTAGTTTCTTTAACTTCTGATTTTATATTTTCTTGTTTTTTAGTAGCTTTCTTTTTAGGCAATTATAATGTACCTCTCTTTGATATATATTGGTGGGCCCTATAGGAATTGAACCTATGTTAATCGCTTATGAGGCGAGAGTTCTACCATTGAACTAAGGGCCCAAAGTTAAATATCTCTCATAAAAGTAATAAAAGTATTCTTCATATGTTTTTTAATCATAAGTCGCATAGTATTTCTGGCTGCTGTGTTATGAGTGTGAATATTAATAAAGGGAATTTCTATATTTTTTTCTCTTAAATACCATAAAACATCTAAACCATTCACTTTATCGTCAACCTCATATCCCAAAGAAAGAAATTCAATTTCATTATGTTGAATAATATTTATAAAGTCTTTAAATTTGTGTATTACTTTATCAAATTTTTGTATTTCTGGAGTTTTTATAACATCTAAAAATATATACATACTTCCTCCTGTAAAATTTATTATAAAATGGCAGAGGTACAAGGACTCGAACCTTGAATTTAGGGTCCAAAACCCTACGTGTTGCCATTACACCATACCTCTGCACTTGAATGGTAAGCCCGATAGGATTCAAACCTATGTCAACTTGGTTCGTAGCCAAGTGCTCTGTTCTCTGAGCTACGGGCTCTTATTGTTTTAACAAGCTCATCTAAACCAACAGGTTTATAATCAACTATTTCCACACATACATTAGTGTATCTATCTTTATCTAAGATATAATGATGTAAATGACCATGAATATTATGAAAATACCCTTCCTTATCTAATGATGTAGGTTCATGAGAAAGAATAAAATTATTATCAATAATAATTGGATTTTTATAAACTTCATTAAATCCAAGTTCAAACCATGTGTTATAACTTCTTCTTCTATCATGATTACCTAAAATTAGAATTAGATGACCATTTAACAATGAAATAATTTCTTGCAAGTGTTCTTTTTTAGATAAGCCAAAATCTCCTAAAAAATATACCTTATCTCGCTTTTTTACAGTTTCATTATGCATTTTAATCATGTGTTGTTCCATTTTTGCAAGTGATTGAAATGGTCTTTCACAATATTTAATAATGTTATAATGTCCAAAATGATGATCTGAAATAACCCATCTTTGCATTGTAAAATTATCTCCTATTAATTAAATTTGCTATTCTTTTTCTAATATTATTTATTCTTTCTCTGATATCATTCTGTATGCGGTCAATGTCTATGTTGGGTTGAACAGGTCTTTGAGGCGTTGGTATAATTGGCTTAGGCAACACTTCTTTTTTTTTGTTTCCATGACTATCATAGTCATAGAATTTAACCGCCCAAGCTTCTAAAAATACTTTTCTATTTTCATATACCATTTGTTGATAATCATAAGGTAAATAAAATGTGCCACGATCTCCCCATCTTTCTCCCCAACTATTAAACCCTAAATAATGACCTATTAATTCTTCTGCATGAATATTAATTAAATTATCATCATATCCTCTAAGAACTGTCGCATGACCACCATACAAAGAACCTTGAGGATATGCTAAAAATCCTTGTCGTCTATTCCAATTATCACGTGTAACCAATGTGCCTATAATCACATACATATTTTTATTTAATGCTTCTTTAATATCTCTTTCATTAAATAATCTAGCGTAAGATTCTATTTGATACTGCTCAGCGGCTTTTAGAGCTTCTCCAGTAATTGCTATACGAGAAGTTGAATATGGCGCGTATTGCAAAGGAGCACATCCATATTTTTTCATCATTTTTAATAGGGTTCTAATATACGTTCCACTTCTATCAGGAATACCATCATATCTTTTTGCCAACCAATATAAAAATGTCATACTAAATCCATTTTTAGGCATTAAACTTAAAGGCATAGTTGGATTACTATAATAAGCATTGGCCGCACCTGCACCACTTGCACCCGCACAATAAGGGGTGCTACCTTGATTTAGAATAAAAGGTGGTGCAGATAATACATGTCTTTCTGGTAATTTCCCTATACTTACTGGTATATCATCAATAGAATAATCTCTTGGATCAGGAGGGCTTGGTAATAATCCTGTATCTGGACAGAGTTTTTCTATATCATCCATTGCCTTTTCCCAATTATGAATATTTTCTTCATGAGTAGGAATTATGATCACATCCTTAAATAAAATTATTATGCAGTTCTTTAATGTCTTGTTCAAATATAGACAATGATATCCCTTGTTCTTCTAAATTATAATAAATATATCTTTTGTAAGTTTCTTCTAAATTATTTAATCCCCCTACCAATACTGTTATTCCAAGTAATACACTATATGGTTCTAATTGCTTAGTTATACAACTTTTACAATATGCAAAATTTACAGGAGCAAAACGCGATGCTCTTACAAAAACTTTATCAATATTATGACAAACCTCACATTCTCTTAGACTTGACATTTTTACACTCCTTCGTAAAATATGGAGGTAGTAGAGGGATTCGAACCCTCAACGGAACTACTCCCGCTCTTGTTTAGCAGACAAGTGCTTTACCATTAAGCTATACTACCATTTTTTTTATTTCTCTCATATATATATTATACTATAATTTTTGAGTTTTGTCAATAAAAAACTTTGGCAGGAGCATAGGGACTCAAACCCTAACCTACGGTTTTGGAGACCGCAATGCTATCAATTACACCATACTCCCACAATTTATAAGATATTTTTAGAAATTAAAATTTCTTTAGCTTTCCCTGTGATGTATTTTTTATCAATAATAACTGATTGAGTTTCATATAAATCCATAACAGTGCTAATTTTTTGACTAAGTTTCGCCGCGTCTCCTAAAACAAAATATGCAGTTAAATATTTGTTTTTATCTGCATCAATAACATGAATTTCCGCAGATGTTTTATTCACTCCTGTAACAATAATTTTAATATGATTTTGCATTTAAATCACCTCTGCTATTTCTGACATAAGGGGGAACCTATATGTGCAGTATGCCCTCGTATGTAAAGACACTTTCATTATGTCTATAACTTCTGCTAATATTTCTTTAGTAATTTCATTGTTATCATATTCTGCTACAATTCCCAAACAATTTCGTTGTTTATCATAAATAAAAATTTGATTTTTAATCTGCTTTAATAAATAAAATCGCATGTTAAATGTTACTTTTCCTGTTTGGTCTTGTATAAACATAAGGTATAGAACCCCTTTCTTTTAAAAAGAGTATCTCCCAATTATATAATAACTGGGAGATTAGCTAAAATAAGGTGGTGAGTTTAATACTGCTCTATAATTTTTATAATTGCATCATTTATTTCATAAAGAGGTCTTTCTACATTCACAACCCAATCTGTGCGGATACAAGAGAAGGCATGAAAATCATTTTGTAATCTTTGTTTTGCTTTTTCTTCACTGTCTCCTCTTGCTAACATTCTATAAAATTTCTCTTGTTCATCAGCTATTAAAGTAATCCCTATAATAGGAACTTCATTCCATTCTTTTAATCTTAAAAACCCTTTGGGATCAATAACATAAATTGATTTACCTTTTCCCGCGTATTGTTCTTTAGTAGCCCAGTAATGAAAATTGTTATATAAAACATAAGCAATCATTTTTTCAGTTTTATTTATAGATTTAAAGCAGACAGTTTTATCATTGTGATTAAATACAACATCATTTTCTTTAACAAATGTATGCCCCCATTCATTAGGGGTTCTCTCTTCTCTTGTAGTATAAGAGTGAATAACATTATAACCTTTTTTTTCTAAGTATTTTGCTATAGTGGTTTTGCCTGTTCCTGAAGCACCAATAAGACCAAAAATCATATTATATTTTCTCCTTGTTTGTTGTAATCAACACCCAATTTCCTACAATCACAAATAAAATAGCTGATATAATTAAAACCCAAGCTATTATAACCATTATTCATTCCTTTGCTGTTCTTCATAATCTATAAAATCTTCTATATCTGTTTGATCAACTTCTCCTAAAGTATAATCTTCTAAAATCTTCTTACTGTNTTG